TTTCAAACAGCTGTTTGATCAGCTCCCGGTAGCCGCCCTCTTCTTTATGGGAGATAAGGTGGCACTCGTCAACGATGATGAGGTCAACGTGCCCGATGTCTGGCGCACGCTTACGAATAGACTGGATACCAGCAAAGGTGATGGGCTCAGATAGATTCTTCTGCCGCAAACCAGCACTATAAATTCCCATGGGAGCGCCAGGCCAGTGTTCACGCATTTTGTTGGCGTTCTGCTGGATCAGCTCCTTCACGTGAGTAAGCATAAGTACCCTGGTCTCTGGCCAATTGGTCAGCGCATCCTTGCAGAGCGCCGCTACAATGTGGCTCTTGCCGCTGCCAGTTGGCAGAACCAGGCACGGGTTGCCCTGGTTATTTCTTAACCAATCGTAGAGCAGGTCAATGGACCGCTGCTGGTAGTCTCTTAATTTCACTCAACTATTCTCCCATTGAATGTTCTCCTGAGCTCATCCATCTCGCCGCTAACGCACATAGCCGGGTTGGCTATGATTTCTTTTCCGCTGTATCCGGCCTCGCCATTCAAAACGTCTTTACCGTCGATGACATAGATGGCCTCCCACTTGCTATCGGCTTCCTTACGCTGGTAGGGGACCAGGTCAGGGTGGATAGTGTGGCTATCGCAGCCCTCGTGCTGAAAGTCGATGGGGATATTTTCTGAGGCATGGCGCTCACAGTTCCACGTGGAACCTTTTGTGGCGGTAGCGTGGGCGCAGGTTCTGCAGTTGCCTTGCTTGGTGGGCTCTCCCTCGTGACAGAAAGAGTAGGCCGGGCAGAACTTGCACAGATACCAAGACTTGCTGGCGCCAATACACGGCTCAGGCATTCTGTCTGCCAGGGCGATTCGCTTTCCCCTGGCTACTGCCTTCTTAGCCGCGTCTATATCGAAATATACTCGCTCGGTGTATAGCCTGTCGTCGTCTTTACAAACGGCAACGTACAGTGCTCTCTTCAACTTTAGTCCAAGCATGTACACCTGCATTTGGATGTAGTGCATCGGCTTGGAGGCTTGAACGCCTTTTTTTAGATCATCAAAGCTTTTTTTGCTGTGAGTTTTAAATTCAGCGAGGTGTGGAGTCTCTTCGGCGGTAGGCACGCCATGGTGTATTACTCCATCGACGCTGCCAGATACGTGTGAACCAAAATCGACATGGTCCTGGCTACCGTCAATATCTATGCCAACACTGCGCAGGTCCGAGATAATCTGCGGCTCTTCTAAGTGGCCGCGCCTAAATAGCCGAAGAATACGGCCATCAAACTTCTCTACCACGGCCCATCGGAAGGAAAGCCAAAGCCAGCGATCACAGTGGTGGCCCAAGGTTGAGCAGCCCAGGTGAGGGCGTGGCCGTTCTTGACGGTCTTCATGTGCCGCGTCAATCATGCTGGCAATATGCTGGATTGGTTTTGGGATTTCTGACATACTAAATATTCCCCTTTTTATCTGTGTAGTAGTTGGCGGCCTTAATCAGCCGCCTTTTTTTTCAAATAAATAACAAAACGCATAAAAAAACTACGTTTTGTTGCTGGACTTTACTTTTTAGCCCAAGGTGGTGATGCAGCTGCAGGAGCAGCATCAGCCTTCTCAGGCTTCGCAGCCTTCTTAGTGGCCATCGGTACTGCGCCACCCTTCACCGCTCGGAATCCACTCACATCGTTTGATGCATCGTATCCACCGCTGGCTTCACGGATCTTAACCTTGACCTCAAGGTGGCCGCCCACCAATTGATCGGTGTCTTCAACAGAAGGCAGGCCAATCGCTCGCATCATCTCACCCAGCTGCTGGATGCCAATGTCCTGGGCTTTAGGATTGGGGTTGCGAATATTCAAGTTGCCAAAAATAACTCGACCCTGGTGAGCTGGCCCAAGAACATCGTAGCGCATGGCGATGTACTCACCTGTGCCAGCCTTGGTATCCTTCAGTTCAGCAGAGTTGATTGAAACTTCGTACCAGCCCGCAGGGATTGGCTCAAAGTTATTTTCGTTTTCTGGAATGTCGTTTGTGTTATATGATTGTCCGAGATTTCCCATGATTATGCTTCCTTCTCAATAGTGAATGATGGGCGACCAGCCTTAGTGGTGACCGCTCCTAAAAGTGCTTCAGTAATGCTTTCATCGGCAGCCTTCCAGGCAGCCATGTTAATGGATGGAACCCAGCGAAATAGCTGGCCAAGGTGCTCAGTTAATCCCGCCTCAGTTGCCAATTCCTGCAACCTGTCGCCATCAACCTTATTAGTTAACCGCTCTACAATTTTAATTTTGTAGCCGTGGTCGCTAACATTGAGCGTGCCCTGAAAGTAAAAACTGTCCGGGGCGAACTCCTTGACCAGCTTGTCTTCAATGACGCGCCTCTTTTCAACGGCTAACTTTTCGCTCGCCTTGGCTTCTAGCCAATCCGTGTAGATGCTCATTTTGCACCCCCAACCTTAGCAATGATCTCGCCAAGATCTGGCGTTTCCCACGCATCAAGCTTGCCGCTGCGGTCCTTAGCCAGCCATAGGCCATCGGAGTCGCACATTAATGCACGCTGAGTCTTGCCGTCTTCGTCTTTTTCAATGCGAAGCGCGAGCACCTCATCAAAGAAGTACGGGAGTTTTTGAGCCGTTTTATTACCTGGCAGAGATGGGAAGTACAACATTCGCCCCATTTCATCCTGCTGCTTTTCTAATTTGGCAGTCATTAAAACGTGCATATCCAGATCACGGAAGGCGCGAATAATCTCGCTCAACTGCACATCCATCTCCCCGTATGCTGCACGGCCATCCTTGTTGATTTTCTTCTCGTGAGCCAATACTACCTCGGCAATTTCAGAGATGGAGTCCAGAACAACCGACTCAAATTCGTCTGAAGATTCCAGCCAAGCATAAGCTTCGTGAAGATCAGTCATACTTTTTATTTCTATAAAAGGTATATTGTCATCCTTCAATGAGAGCAGTCCGCCCTCAGCTGATAGAACAACTGGTTTAGGTAGTGTCTTCGACAGCGTGGTTTTACCGCAACCCGCTTGACCGTAGACCAAAACCTTTAGACCCTTATTACTTAGGTCGCCTGTACTTAGTAGCTGTATAGCCATTATGTTTATCCTTTTTAAAACTTCGGCTGGAAAGATTTCCGCTTGAAGTTGTTGCTATCGTATCCTCTTTAATGCATGATAACAAGCGTTGAAGGTAAGAAAATTCACATGAGGATGAAAAGAAATGACTTTAGACCAAATCAGAGAGCAGCTTGCAGACAGCAATCTGCGCAAGGTTGCCGAAGCATGTGGCCTGCACTATAACGTAGTGACCAGGCTAATGAAGGGCGACACGGACCCACGCTACTCAACAGTTGAGCTTCTTGCCAACTATATAAAGGCGCGGGAACATGGCCAAAATATTTGATCACCCTTTTAGACCACAAGAAGCTCCCAAGGCTGATCCGCCAGAATTCCAGTTAATCGCTGCAATGGTGGCGTCAGGATTAGTTCCTCCTGATAAGGTCCACCTCGATGGCCAGCTCCACAGATGGGGCGGAAGCGGCAAGCGAGACAAGAACAGTTGGTACTGTTGCTTTGCCGATGGCATTCCTGCTGGCAGATTTGGCGATTGGCGCTTAGATCTTGAGGTCACTTGGCGAGCAGACGTTGGACGAGCGTTGACTAGTGCAGAGCAGATGGCCCACAGTCGAAGACTCAGTGAGTCTAAAAAAGTTCGTGACGCTGAAGTGGCCCAGAAACGTGAAGTCGCAAGCCATACAGTTGAAACTATCTGGAGTAAGTGTACAGGATCTGAGGATACTCACCCGTACCTGCAGCAGAAAGGAATCAGCTCCCATGGCTCTCGTGTGACTGGCGATGGACGCCTAGCCCTGCCTTTATATGGCACAGATGATAGTATTAGTAGCCTGCAGTACATTAGCTCGGAAGGCGGTAAGCAATTCCATGCTGGTGGTGCAGTGTCTGGAAAGTTCTGGACCCTTGGCACTATGGACGAGGATGGACCGCTCTTTATTGCTGAAGGCTTTGCTACGGCGGCAACCATTACCGAAACCACAGGCAGGCCATGTGTTGTAGCCTACAGCGCCAGTAACCTGCCCGCAGTCACTGAAGTCATGCGTCAAAAATACGGTGCTGGCCAAGAAATAATTGTCGTGGCAGACAACGACGATCACGGCGTGGGGAAGAAATATGCAGATATGGCGGCTGACAAATACGGCGCTAAAGTGATCATGCCGCCCATCAATGGTGACGCTAACGACTACGCCAAGGAGACCAGCGAACAAGACTTACTGGATCTACTTTTGCCACCCTCCAGCAGCATCTACGACACACTTCGAGTGGTCAGCGGCGACTCTCTGCCAGAGGAATACAACGCCCCGGACGAGCTAATCCAGGACATGATTGTGCGTAAGTCGCAGTCGCTTTTGTTCGGTGACAGTAACTCAGGCAAGACCTTTTACGCTTTGTCAATGGCCC